TTTTTTAATTTCTTTTTACCTGAAAGAAATGTTTTAGGTGTTAATTCTATAATACAAAAAGATGGTAGTAATTACCCTAACGTTCCTAATTATACCGAATTTGCGACATCAACAAATAGATGGTATGAGGTTGATGCCTTAGCAGAAGATACTGTTTTTATTGAAGACCCAACAAAACCTGTAGATAATGCGGGAATAAAAGTTGGAAAATATATTAAAACAGAAAATCGTTTTATTAGTGAATATACACCTGAAGGATTTTTAAAAATACAATTTGGTGGAGGAAGTACTACACCAAATATACAATTGGCTAACTTTGCACAACAAGGATTAAATTTAGATTTAGCAAATTATCAAAACAATATTGGTTTAGGATTAACCGTTCAACCAAACACTACTATTTTTGTTCAATACAGAACTGGTGGTGGTTTAGCGTCTAACGTTGGTGTTGGTGTAATCAATCAAGTAGGGACAATTGATTTTGCGGTAAATGGACCATCAAATAATATTAATTCAAACGTAATTCAGTCCGTAACTGTAAATAACGTAACTGCGGCTATCGGTGGTGCTAACCCACCTTCAACAGAGGAAGTTAGAAATATGGTTGCGTTTAATTTTTCTGCACAAAAAAGAGCGGTAACAGTAAATGATTATAAATCATTAATTGATACAATGCCAGGTAAATTTGGAGCACCTGCTAAAGTTGCGATTACTGAAAACAACAACAAAATCACAATACAAATATTGGCTTACGACGAGAACGGAAACTTAACTCAAACTGTTTCTAACAATCTTAAAACTAATTTGGCAAATTATCTATCAAAATATAGAATGATAAATGACTACATTTCAATTGATGTTGCTAAAGTTATTGATTTGGCGTTTGACATTTATGTTGTGGTCGAATCAAATGTTAACAGAGGACAAGTAATAACAGAAATTATTAATCAGGTTTCAAATTATATGGCACCTGAAAATAGAGAACTTGGTGAAAACGTTAACGTGTCTAATGTAAGAAGATTAATACAAAATACTGCGGGGGTTCTTACCCTTTCCAATCTAAAAGTATTCAATTTAGTTGGTGGTCAATATTCTACTTCAGAAACTTCACAAAGATATGTGGATAAAAAAACAAGGGAAATTGAATTAATTGATGATACAATCTATGCTGAACCAACACAAATCTATCAAATAAGATACGATAACAAAGACATAAGAGTTTATGTTAAAAATCTTGCGACTGTAGATTTCTCCTAAGATTATTTATTTCCTAAACTACTTACCTATTTTTAAAATGGGTAAAATAACTATTTATTTTAAAAGAACAAATGACCAAAAGTTATAGGATAAGAACGACACCAGGAAGAAAAGAAACAAGCATAAGACTTAACGTCACACAAGATTTTGATTTTTTAGAAATATTATCTTTAAAATTAAGACAAGAAGATGTGTATACAAGGTTTTGTGCGGATTACGGTGTGGTTGCAGGTAGAGTAATAGTTAATGGTGGTTATGGTGTTCCTAATGCTAATGTATCTATATTTATCCCACTTGACGCTATAGACGAAAATGACCCAGTAATATCAACATTATACCCTTATAAGAATGTAGACCAAAAAAATGAAGATGGTTACAGATACAATCTTTTACCTTATAGAAAAGAATATAATGGGCACACCCCAACAGGAACATTTCCAGATAAAGAAGATTTATTAACAAGAACTGAAGTATTAGAGGTGTATGAAAAGTATTACAAATACACCGTAAAAACTAATGAAAGCGGTGACTTTATGATTATTGGGGCACCACTTGGTATTCAAACACTATCTTTAGATTTAGACTTATCAAACATCGGTTGTTTTTCCTTAAGACCTGCAGATTTAATTAGAGCGGGTTTAGCAAGTGCAGAACAATTTAACGGAGACCAATTCAAATCATCTTCTGACTTAAACTCCTTACCTCAAATTGTGAATATTAAACAAGACATTGAAGTTTCTTCTTTTTGGGGGGAAACTGAAATTTGTAATGTTGGTATTACAAGAGCGGATTTTGATTTAAGAGATTTTGGTATTGATATAAAACCTCATGCTGTTTTTATGGGGTCCGCATTTTCTTCTTCAGATGAAGACTTCTTAAAAACAAATTGTAAACCAGGTAAAGACACAGGTAATCTATGTAGTTTGGTTACAGCTCCCGGTAGAATTTTGGCAATTAGACAAACTATTGATTACGATGTTGATGGAAGACCAATATTGGAATCGTATACTTTACCTGATGGTGGTAAAGTAATTGACGACAACGGAACATGGTTGATAGAAGTACCTATGAACTTAGATTATGTCACAACAAATGAGTTTGGGGAACAAGTTTTATCCAATAACCCATCTGTTGGTATACCTACTAAAGGTAGATATAGATTTAGAATTCAATATCAGAATGAGTCTGGTATGGAAAATAGTATTATGCGTGGTGATTATCTTGTCCCTAACGTTAAAGAGTGGGGATGGTCTTCAAACGACGATGATGCTCCTACAGATTTAAATGCTCAATTATATTCTTACGCTTTTAGTTTAGATTGGAATGAATATGGTGACGATACAACAACCATAGGACAACAAATGATACAAGAAGCCATCAATTGTGAAGATAGGTTTTATGAATTTAATTATAATAAAGTTTATACTATTTCAAGTTTTTTAGATAGATGGAAATGGGGGTCAAATAGATTAAGACATTTAGGTATTAAAGACATTACAGATAGAACTTGTTCGAACACAGTTAATAAGTTTCCTGTAAATGATGGCGTTAGGAATTTTGATTTTTTGGTCTTCATATTAAACCTATTAATTACCATTATAACACCACAATTTGTAACATTAATAATAGTATTACATGTTTTAGCACTTCTTTACCCAATACTTAGAGTTATTATCAATATTATTTTATGGATTATTAATACACTCATATATGCCATATGTATAGTAGTTGCTGCAATATCATCTAAATTAAAAAAAGAAGATTGTAAAAAACAAAATATTCAACCACTAGGTAAAGACAATCCATTCAAAAGAATTTCATTACCTATGATGTCTTATCCTGATTGTGAGGCTTGTCCATGTGAAGACGCGACATTACCTGAAGAAGAAAGCGAGTTCCAACAAAGTGCGACTATAACGATTTCATCTAGTAATTATAGTCCATTAGCAAACCTTAATTCTATTTCATCATTTAGTTCTTATAATAGTGTACAAGCGGCAAACTCAAGTAACCCTGAAACATTTAATAACGCGATACGACAAGCATATGCAGGATATCAGTTCCAAAACTTGGGGAATAATTTTGATAAATTATTGAAAACACCCGTTACTCAATATTTGGCCCAAGGAGGACCAACAAATATGGGTTATGATGTTCACTTAGCTCAATCTATGAATTTAGCAAATATCAGACAAAGATATTTTGACGGAGAAAATCACATTAAAGTAACTGTAAGAAATACAAATCCAACAACAAATTTAGTTGAACCATCAACACCATATGACGACAGCGTTCTTATAATATTTTGTGATAACGGTACTTTATCAAATATACAATCAGGTCAACTTTTAACTTTTACCGATTTAAGTGCTATTAATGACCCCAATTTAACGGGGTTATCGACACCAAACCAATTTAACACTACTAACGTTACGGGTTCAACACCATATAGTCCTAACAATTTATATAATAAACAATTTAATTGGGTCGATACAAATGGTAACGTTCAAACAGGGGTTTTAAAATTAAGTATAACTGAAAATGGTAAAGAATATAACTTTAAAGGAGGGACAGAATACTTTCAGTTATTGACTGGGTCTACAGTTCAACAATATTCCGGTTTAACTAATGGTACTGCTGGACTTTTAAACAAATATCTTTTCAATAAAACACAAACATATACATATGGTTTATCACCATTATTTTCTTATACTGATTACATCTATCCTATTAAATTTTTAGATGGGTTCCAAGATATGGAAATATTAATTTTGAATCGAGGAGTTGACCCATATACTCAAAAACAAAATATTAGATATGACCTATCAAAATTATTTGGTTATTCTTTTAACGGTGGACCAATAATTGAAGGTGAATATTATTTGAATATACCTATTAAACCTAATAGTGGGGCAGCTACAAGTACTGCACCTTACACTTGGTATAATTCATATGTAACACCACAAACACATAATGTTACTAATAATACTAATACAACCCTATACCACCAACCTTATGGGTTTACCGTAGACTCTACTAAGTTTACTGCTTTTACTAACAACGCAGCATATTACTATAACTCAACAGATAAGAGTCAAATCACACATAAGGCATTTAATGGTGATAGTTACAATTTAGGTTATTTTACATCTAATAGTGGGGCGATAAGTGACGGAGCAATTAATACTTATAGTTTTCAATATAATAACACAAATGCAACATTTGTTGGACAAGGTAATATTGAAGGTAGTTCGTTTTTAACTTCAAGTGTTGTTATTGGTTCATATTTTGACCCAATAGCGAACCCTAACCAACAAGTAAGATTAATGTCACCGGCATACCACTTACAATTAAACACTAATATTACAATTACAAACAATAATAGACTTGTTTTAAGGTCAGACAGATTACCTACTTCAACAAAAACACAAACAAGTGGTAATACATCATATTCATTACACCTTAATGATAACTTTGCAATTTATTTGGTAGATAGTGAAGGTAATGGTTTAATAACACCTTTTGTATCATTACAACCAACAGACACTACTAACAATTTAGCGGACTTAACAGGTGATACTGCAAATGGAATAACAGACGCGGTAATTGGTTCATTACAATGTGAAAATTTAACACTTTTAGAATGTTATAGCGGTACGGGTACAAGTTTTGGGGTTGATGACCCTTGTGATGCAAATTTAGATAATAAACGTGTTAAAGGTGGATGTTATTATTTTGTTGATAAACCATTAATTGCATCAATACCTAAAGACATAAAATATTTTGTTGAGTGGAAGGCAAGATTTAGAATGATGTTTGGTGCGTGTAGAGGAGTGTTCTCACAAGTTTTCCAAAACAATTGGGTTAACGGGACATTATATATGTTTTCATTTAAGAAAAAAACAATATCCAATATATTAGGACAACCTAAAAAATATGTATTCTGTGGAAGTTATGATAGTTTTTTTAGACCTGGACAAGGACCTATATTCTACACAGAAGGAAAAACAAATGCGTTATTCTATAGGTCAACACCATACAATGGAACTAACTTTTTGGGACAAATACCTCAGAAAAAAACATTATTTACAAATTTAGTTCCTGCTAATTTTGCGGGTAGTAATGATAGAAATTTATTCTTCCCTACCACAATTATGGATTTAGGACCAAGAGACCAATTCACAAAAGAAATATGTGTAAACCCACAATTTGAGGGATATTTAGCGGAAACGTTACAATCAACTTCTTACAATGATACATCAGACCTTTTACAGTTGTTTATAATTTCACGATTGATAAACACCAACTTTTTAACTCAAATGTTAGGTATTGGTGATGCTTCAATTAATAGAATGTTTTCTAGAAGTGAAGATAGAATTGATGGTGATATAGCACAATTATTTAGTATAAATTCTGAATACGGTGTAGAAGGATTTAGCGATGACGTTTACGATGACGATACACTTTATGTTGCTGGTTCAGGTGATGCGTTAGTGGGTGTCTTCTTTACCGCTAATACAGAAAATAGAATTAAATTAACACCAGGAATTACCACATTCACACCAACACTAACAAACTATTTTGGTTATCCTAAAACACAAGAAGTTCCATTTTATTTATGGAAGTTGGCAAATACCAACACAATATTTGGTTCAGATAAAAATGAATGGCAAACAAATTTACAAGGTTCAGGATTTTACAAACAAAAATACCAAACCATGAGTTTTTACCAAGCACCATTCTCAAATTACTTTAATACAACAAATTATGGTAAGAAAGGATATATCTATAACACAGATAGTAATGGATATACCGAATCATTCCCACCAGGGCAAAATGATAAATTTGTTGTTGGGGCACCATACCATTTTTATTTTGGTCTATCTAAAGGTAAAAGTGCAATGAATAGATACATAACTAAATATATTTTTAATCAAGATGTCTAATCAAAACGAAATACAAATAGTTTTAGGTTCTAAACAATATGCGGGTAATACCGACAAAGACATTTGGATTCAACCACCACTTATCGGTGATAGAAGAACGATGGTCGAAGGTGATAGGTCATTATCTATTAATCTTGCAGACCAATTTACCACAGAACGAGAAGAAAGTGATACATTTAGAATTTCTGGTAAAATAACAAACATATTTCAAAATACAGTATCAGGTAAAACTACATACACACCGTACAAAAACATACTATACTACACCAATGCGATTGCTAACGCGACATTAAACACACCACCAAATCCTAACGTTCCATGGGAAGGTTATCCACAATTTGATGAATTTACGTTTGTAAGATACTCCGCTGTTACAGGTCACAGAATTTATGTGCCAAAAAGTGCGACATCATATAATTGGATGATGAATCTAACTTACCCATATAGTAGTGATACGACACAACCAATGACTTATACGTCTGAAAAATTTAATGTTAGTGTTAATTTTACTTCGGGCGATGGTATACCATTTGTTTTAACTCCGGGTGAATTAAATGGAAAAAAAGTTGTTTATTTTTATTGTGGGGTTAAACACAATCTTAATGTGGGGGATTGGGTTGAATTAAATATCCCATCAAATCCAAGTGGTATTAATAATAAAAAAGTATTTGAAGTTTTTAGTTTAGGCGATGGACAGTATCGTTCAGAAGAAAAAGTATTTTCAGTATTTAATTTAAAATTTCCAATCAATCAAACACTTACTGGTACAAAAGGAACTTTAAAAAGAATTACAAATATCGTAAATAGTGCTGAGACAAAATCAATATACTACATTAGATTACATAAAGTTTTAGCCACTAATAATGAATTTAATATTACACAGGCTGGTTTTGAAAATATACCATTTAATACTAAATCAAAAATTGAATATTCTGCCCTTACACCAAATAACACACAAAGGGTTTCGGTAAAAGAAGGGTCAAGAACTTTTAGTTTTGTTTTAAATAAAGACATTAATATTTCAGGACTAAAAGATAATAACGGTATACCTATTAGTGAATTATTTATAACGTTAATACAGAGAGGTTATATGGGTTGGTTTAACCCACCTGCCGTTAATTCAAACAACCAACCTACAGGTATTGATATTGGTTGGGGATTTAACTTTTTGGTAAATTCTACAGACACTTGGTGGAACCACAGTTCTACTAATAATAAAGATAACATACCATTAGCAAGTTATGAGCAGCCAATAGGAAGCGGACAAAAATTTTATTACAATGATTTTTTACCAAGTGGAGCAACAATTAAAGGAGATTTTTGTGAATACAATTATATAGAACAAAAAGAATATGTCCTTTCACCAATGCATCATAAGTATTCTTTTAACAGTAATTACTTTTTTGATAACTCACCATTAAATCTTCCTAGTGGTTATGTCTACGAACCACATTACCCAATACAAATTAGGGCTTTAAGTGATTATATGGAGTTTGGGTCTAAAAATAATATAGATAACATACCATTTTGGGCTTGGTATTCTGATTACAATCAGACATTCATGTGGAGAGACATATATACTTATGGTTTTGTTGATAGTGATGGTTTTGGGGTTAATTATCCGTTTATAAACGGAGCGCATTACCCATACGCCCAAGTATTATTGTTACAAAAACCAATACAAAGAGAAACTGAAATTGTAACAACAATCATAAACCAACCAACTACAGACGACTGTGAGTAATTATTATAGATATTCTTTAAATCCAAACGACACTGAAATTAATATACCTATTCAGATTACTTTTGATATGGAAGGTAGAGAACAATCGGTAGAAGAGTTTCAAAACAAAATCGCTCAACGACTAATAAATGGTATTGAGGATTTTGAAGTTAGTAGTTTTGCACATGCACCATGGGATTCAAACCCTGACAAAACAGAAATAAATTATATATTTAATTTTTTCAATCCAAACTTACCTACTACTTTTTTAACAAATGCGCCAAGTATTGGTGATTGGTTAGATGATTATCAATACGCTAGTTTTACAGATTCAGAGATATATTATTTTTCAAATTCATTCAAAGGGTCATTTTTTAAATTAGATTTTTATGACAGTAAAATTTCTGAAAGTCAAAAAATAATGTTTAGTGTGATTCTCCCAACACAACAAGGTCTTAAAGAACCTGGCACAATAGGACCAGCTTTAAACCCGACAAATGTTATGGTTAAAAAACCAAAATACGTTTTAGATTATGTTGGTCAAGATAAAGAAGGATTTTTCTTTTATTGGTTAAGAAACAACGCTTATATAGCACAAAGTACATTTTACATGTCTTGTAAGTTTTTTAATGCTAAAACAGGACAATTTGTAAGAATGATTAACGAACCACAATCAAGTTTTTCAGGTGGGGTTAAATTTAATTTCGATAAAGAAAAATATTTTTATTATAAAGTGGTAATGAATAACAACAATTATAATTACAAAATTTATAGAGAATCACCGTCCCAAGTTAGAGTCGGTGTGGGACAAACGGCAAATGAAGCCATAACATGGTATGAATATGTGAACCCATAATGGAGGCTGAAGAATATAGTTTTAGAATATCACCAGAAGTATTATCAAGTGATATAGTAAATTTAGTTTATACCGCAAAAACGTATTATGATTTACCTGCAAATGGTATACCAACTAATACGACTGCGTTTACCGCCACAACCCAAAATTTTGGATTGTATTCAGGTATGACACAAATTTTAAGTGGTGGGACTAATGGTGAATCATTATTAACGGGTCTTACAATACCAATCATGTTAACACAAACATACAATGATATTGGATATTATTCTGAGTTTGATGGTTTGTTATGTCAAAAAGATATTGTTACTAATTTTTTATATTCAGCAAATACACCTCTTAATTTATATTCTGTAACTCTTTATAATACCTCAGGTGATTTCACATTAAGTTATTTAGATTTTAGTACATATGTTGTTGATTGGGGAGATAGTACAACACAACAACAACTTACAGGTACTCAAATTAATCACGTTTACCAAAACGCTGGAAATTATACAATTACATTATCAGGGTCAAACTCTTTTGGGTTAACTACAATATCTAAACCAATAACAATACCTTTAGCAACCACATTAACACCAAACCCTAATGGATTCATATCATTTACACCACAGGGTGGTAGTTGGAATGGGGCATCAATAGCGTACAATTATATTTATCCTTTAGATAGTACTAACAGTTTATCTTATCAGTCTTCGTCTAATTGGACAACAACACCTTTTATTGTTTCGGGATTCACTAAATCAAAAGTACAAGACTTAAGAAGATACGGACCAAATCCATATACTGTTGGATATATTTTTACAAAAAACAATCAGTTTTATGGTAAGATTGATTCTATCATAGACGGCATTACGGGATATACTATCGAATCAATAACTTATTACGATTTACCTAATGGAAAAACATTCTATGTTATGAATAGTAATGGTTTACAACCTAACGATTTAAATCCATCGATGATTACAAAAAATGAAGAACTTTTAGATTTTGTTATGGAACCACAAGTTCAAACTGATGTTTATGTTGAAAGGGGAAAATATAGTGCTTTTGAATCAATTGAAAGGTTAGGTGAAGTTGATAACATGGGTGATTTAGAAAGATATGGTTATGGTTTCTTTAAAATTAATACTACATAAAAAATACAGATAAACTATTTATAAAATAAAAAAATGGCATTAGGAACTTATGGTATTGTAAGACCTTCAGACGTATCACCGGCAGACGTTGATATAATATTACATTATACACCGAGTAGGGATGTAACAAATAACTTTTTGCTAAAGAAATTAAATTCACAAAGTATTCTAACACCTTACTTTCACAATAGCGAAACAGGTGGTAATGCGGGTGTTGAAATTTTGGGCGGTCTTTATAATTTAAAACTACCTGCGAGTGAATTTAATAAAAAAGGAATTTACACATTATACATCAAACCTGCAGAAATAAGAACAACAATTACTGATTGTGGTGTTTTATCTGCACTCCCTAATGTAAAAGGCATTATTATAAACCTTAATGACGTTCCACCACAGTTTAGAAACAAATTTACAAACCAAGGTTTAGTTGGGTTCAGAATTGAGTACTTAAATAATGATGGTAGTAAAATACCTAACTTTTATAGAATTGTGACTTCATCATTTTTTTGTGAGCCAGTAGTAACAGAACAAGTTAATTCATCACAAAAAACAATTAGATATAGATATGTTGATGGGGGAAGTGATTTAGTATTCTGTACTTTATCACCATCATCATCACCAACAAACAAACCGACGGCAACACCTTTTATCGGTCAACCGAATCAAGATATCATTGTAAGTAATACTTTTTTTAATCCAATCACTATTGATATTCAAATGGCGGATTATGATTTAGATACTTTAGCAATTGCTCTTTACGGTAATCAATCGAAAAGTATGGAAGACGGAATTTACACACTATACGATAGTAATAACAATATCTATAAACAATACAACTTATTTGAGGTTAGGGATAACTTTAATGAGTTATTATATGAAGTGAGACAAGATAGAGGAAACAATATAGACTTTAGTAAAAACTTTACAAATATTATTAGTTAATGGCAAATAAAATTTTCTACCCACCTATTGGAACTAATACTTTCGCAGATAATCTTGTTGGAGTTCAGATTACTGATGCAGGTGGTCTTACACAAGGAAATTTTAAATTTACTAGTGCTATATACGAAAAGACTAACAGGAATTTTGATACTGGTGTTTTTTCAGAAGCATACACTTTAGAAAATCTTAAAATAGGTAATTTAGCCGAGGCTAAAAGAATAATAGAAAAAAACTTTAAAGTTTATCCTAATTATGATTTATCAGAAGTAACAAGTTTTTCATTATATGGTTCATTAGCAAAAAGACTTTCAGCGTCGGCAATTAAAATAATTAATAACTTTCCGGCAGCCATTGAAGTCATAGCTGTCCACCAATCAGGTTTATTAACAGGACAAACTGCTTACAATATATCATATAGTTCTCTTAATGACGAGACCACATTTAGTATGGATAGTGTATTATTTAGAAATCCATTTGAAATTGATTTTTCTGAAAATGCAGAAAGAAATATTGAAGTAAGACCATACCCAATACACCCAATTAGGGCATTAACTTCTAAATATGAAAGTTACGCTTTGTATTTTGATACTTTGGATGTTGAATATCCATTAACTGACTTTGAACCAACGGTTAGTGTCAGTGGAGGTTCGGTTACTATGACTGTTAGTGGGAATCCGTTTAGTGGTGCTACTGCAACTACTAGGTCGTTAGTTATAAAACCAAATAATATTAAAACACAAGAAATTTTTACAGACGCCTTTGATGAGGTTGAAAAATTTCTTTTGAATCAAAATAGTGCACCTTTATACACTGCTAAATTTAGTTATCCTGATTATGATAGTAATGGTAAATCAACATTATACAACACTAGTGTTACTTGGCCATTAAATAAGTTTTGGAACTTAGATATAACAAGTTCACTATTTAATAGATATTTGGACGATTTGCAATTAGCTGCAGAAAAATTAGATGAGTATAAAACAAACTTAATTAGTCGTTTTTTAATAACAGGTTCATTTAAAGAATTTGACACCACCGACCAAAAAGTTGAAAAAGTTTTACAAATTTATGGAAGAAGTTTTGATGAGGTTAAAAAATTCATAGATAGTTTGGCATACATCAACTCAGTGAATTACCAAGTTGGAAATGACATACCATCACAATTACTTACTAATTTAGCACAGACATTAGGTATTAATCCAAATATCTCACCAATCACTAATGAAAACTTTTTAAATTCTGTTTTTAATTCAAATACAGAACAAATTTATGAAGGACAAAAAAAGACACTTACACCTACAGAATTAAATTACCAATATTATAGAAACTTAATTCTTAATGCTGCTTACATGTATAAAACTAAAGGTACTAGACAATCTTTAGAATATGTAATGAGATTTATTGGCGCTCCTGATGCGTTATTAGAATTTAATGAAATTGTATATGTTGCGGATGCTAAAATTAATGTAGATAAATTTAATGAACAATATGCACAAATTTCTGGTGGTACAAAGTTTGTAACAAACGCAGAATTAGACGGAACAAATGTCTTCAAAATACAAGGTGTAGAATATACAGGATACACTAGTAGTGGTTTGTTAAAATTAGTTAATACGAGTTTGGCTGATTATGGTATCGATAGTGACGGGTATCCAAAAAGTCCTCAACAAACTGATACAAACTTCTTTCAAAAAGGGGCGGGTTGGTTTGAAAAAAGTCCAAAACACCGTTCAGTTGAAACTGTTGATGTTGAAAATTCACAGTTCAGTGGGTCTAATCCTTTTTTAGTAACTGAAATTGCACCATTTAATTTTGGACAAGAATATATGAATGGTCTTAGAAAGTTTGAAGACATGGATGTCGGATATACACTTAGACGAGTTTCTGATAATCAAAAATCTTGGGTTGTTAATGATGTAGGTACTAGAAAAGTTGATACAAATTTTAATGGGGTAGATTATAAAGTATCTAATGATAAGTTAGTAATTAATTCTAAAAACCTTGAACTTTATATGAATATGGGTCAAGGTATTACATATGATGTATGGGATATGTCGGTTAAGTACGATTACCCAATTCCTAATTCTGGATTAACAGCACCTTATCCGTATCCTGGTAATATAGATTGGACACATATTGACCCAAAACCAAAACAAAAAACTTTCTTTGAGTTTGCTCAAACTTTTTATAACAATTTTATAAATGTAAGAAACAGACAAACAATAAGTGATGGTAAAACAGGAGGATATCCTACATTACAATCGGTATTTTGGAATTATTTACAATCAGAACAAACGGTAGGTATACCAAACAACAACTTCACTTACCAAAAAATGATTGATTACACTTTGGGACTTGGTGATTATTGGCAAAGATTATTGGAACAAATGGTTCCTGGTACGTCATTGTGGTTAACAGGACAAAAAATGGAAAACTCTATTTTCCATAGACAAAAATATGTTTGGAGAAGACAAAGAGGTTGTCAAATTATTCCTGTGGCTTGTATTCCTTGTAAATACACAGGGCAACCATTTGCTTACGACTGCATAGACCAAACACTCACTTGTACTATTCAAGGGTCACCTTCAGAAATGATTCAATCCTTACTATCAAGTTTATTGGCACAAAGTGGATTTACACAAAACATGTGTGACTTGAATAGTATTGTTTCTAATTGGTATGTTGATTGTAGATTGGATTCACAAATATTAGTTCAAGAACAATTCTATACGGGATACGGTATTAATGATTACCCAACACAAACTCAATTAATTAATGCTTTAGATACTGAACTTGCAGGTTTATATAACTACGGTTTAAATTATTACTTTGCAGGTAATACTTTAATTGTAAGTAATTCATCTTGTTACGATAATTTCTCAACCAGTACTTTATACTTGAATATTGGTATTGATATAGATATAAATTGTACACCACCACAACCAACTCAAACTCCTACACCGACACCGACGCCAACACCAACACCGACGCCAACACCGGTTTATTCTGAGGTTAATTTCTATTTTGGAGCACCTGTTGCATCGCCGGCTAACGTATCATTTGTTTATCGAGTTAATGGTGGGGTTTGGACTTATTTAAATGGTCAAACTGTTGGTAACAAACCATCTACTTTCCAAAACTACCAACCTTATGGGACTTCTATGGTTGTTGGTAGTGTTATTGACTTTGGAGTATTAAATTCGACATTTAATAATATCACATTTGGTAGCGGTAACAATAGTGGTATTTATACAGGTTATTGTGGGATTAGTTCGTACAATACACATACAGTAGTTAGTGGTTCAAACCTTATCTACATAAACATCCAAAACACTGGTAGCGGATACGTAATTTGTTAATATAAAAAATGGCTTGTGTTTCAGGTTTAACTAACGGGGTATACTCATACATAGATTGTTGTGGTTTCACAAGAACAGGTGCGTCTGTTGGAGAAAGCATTTGTTTGGACGAAACATATACAGGGTCGTCAATTGGTGTATACATCGCAACAGGACAAACCTGTACTTTAAATTGTAATCAAGGAAACCTTGACTATAGTTTTTCATTAACTGGTGTATGTTCAGCAGCAACAGGTACAATCCAATTTAACCCTATTGGTGGGGTTCCACCATATACTATTGATAATGTTTTTGATGCTACAATAAGTGCTCAAACAGGAACAACACAAATTACTTTTTCAGGACTTTCGGGTGGAACGTATGTTTTTAGATTAAACGATTCACAAGGAATACAAAATAATGAATTGTACATCAACGTAACTGTAAGTGGTTGTTTTGATGCTAAAATATTTAATGCAAGTGGAACTACTTGTGGAGTAAATAACGGATTTTTACAAGTAAGTGCCGCAACGTCAGGGTCACCATACACTATACTATTATATAAAAATGGTGTTTATGACTCAACAGAAGTTGCAACGGTTTTTCCACATAATTTTACAGACTTAGGTAATGGTATATATTATGCTATGGTTGTCGATAATGGATTAGCTACGGCATATACAGAAAACGCGATTATAAGTACAAGTACTGCCGTTAATTTTGGGTTTTGGAAGGTAAATACGTCTAATTGTACATTAAATTGGGGTAAATTAGCTGTTACTGGTGTTACAGGAACGGGACCATACACTTACTCGTGGAGTAATGGTGAAACATCTCAAATCATTACGGGATTAACTCAGGGGATTTATAGTTGTACGGTGACTGATAGTCTTGGTTGTCAAACAACTAAAAGTGAAACTATCGGTGTTGCTGACCCATTAGGTTTAGCGTTTTTAACCGCGTCTCAACCAACATGTTTTCAAAATGATGGCTCTTTAACTTTCACGATAACAGGGGGGACTTTACCTTTTTACTATTCAGCAACGACAGGATACGTAAGTTACACACTCAACAACACATTTACAATTCCAAACTTAAGTGCAGGTAATTACCAAGTATTAGTAAGAGATGCGAGTTATTGTGAAGTTATGGTTGGTGGTAACGTAACAACTCCAGGAGGTTTTGACACTGTAAGTATATCAACAACAAATCCTGTTTGTAATGCAAACGGAGGGGCAATACAAGTTACCGTTGGTGGAGCCAATCAATCTTATGTGTTCACATTATCAGGACAAACGTCAGGAAATGTTCAATCAGAAAATAGTCAAAGTCAAACTTACACATTTTCAAACCTACAAACAGACACTTATCTTGTAACGATTTCAGGTAGTGGTAGTAGTTGTGTTTATACAGAACAGGTAAACGTAACATCGACACCTAAATTTACAATAAGCGCTTCGACCACAGGTTCTACATGTGGTCAATTAAATGGTGAAGCGATTATTACGGTTGGTACGGGTTATACGGCACCTTTAGATTATATTTTAAGTAATGGTGACACTTTAATTGATTCACCACTTTCATCAGTAACCTACACAGATTTAGCTGCTGGGTCATATACGATAAGTGTTACCGATGCCGATGGATGTGTAGTTTCCACAGGTTTTACAATCACAACGGGAGGTAGTTTAATTACTGGTATTGTTACCACAAACTGCACGGGTTCAAATGATGGTGCCGCTCAAGTTCAAATTTACGACGGGTCACCACCATTCACATATACTTGGTCAAATGGTTCAACAGGTTCAACTTTAACTAATTTAGGTGAAGGTAATTATACTGTGACAATTACCGATGGGTCAGGTTGTACACAAACACAAAATGTAGTAATAAGTTGTATTGGTAATTTACTTAATTCATACCAAACTTTTAATCTTTGTACTAACACATTTACAACAACATCAGGAGGTCAAAGAGGTTTAATTGAAATGTTGAATGAGGGTTATTTGGATATAACATCAGGTTATACGGGGTGTTCGTTTAATTCTGCTGAACTAACTTGTGAAATAGACATCAACGGAAGTGCGTTCACACAAACATTCTATACTGCAACAACCTTAAATGACGTTCCTCAAGATACTGTTTGGCAATCAACAATCGAAAGTATTTTGTCTAATATTAGTCAAATACAAAGTTATAATATCGATTTATTAAACAATACTCTAACAATACTTTCAAATTGTGATGGGGATAATGACCCACTTGGAGATGCTGAATTTACGTTAGGTCTTAATATAGTTTATGATGTAACCTGTTCTGGATACGTATATCCTCCTGCTGTACCAACATACTCCGCTTTATTTACATCTACATCGTTTGCTAACGTAGGTGGTGGTTTATGGCCTGCACCCGGTGTTGAAACGGGAACTATATCATATTCAGGAGCACCTAATGAGATTCTAACAATGAGAATGTCATTATTAAATTTAATTAATCTTTCTGGTGGAACATCAGTGAATGGAATTAATTACAATGAATATAGTGCTAACACATTTACGGCATCAACAAACAGTTCAGGAGTTGGAACTTTAAATGTTATATCAAGTGCAACGACATATACCGGAGTTTACGGTCAAAAGATACATTATTTAGAAATATTGAATTCAAGTTCAGGGTCAACTATTGGACCTCCAGGAAGTGGTTCTTCATTTTTAAGATGGAGATATACTGCACCTGATTACGGCAGTCAAAATTTGATTGGAGGTAATACAATTTCAGCAACAACAAGTGGTGATGCATGTAACAACATAACTTATGAAACATCATATAGACTAATTAATAGTGGTATAACTATTAATGTTGGTTCTACAGTATACTCAGGTGCGACAGGAACTAATTTAGTTAATGGAAATAATAAGTGGATTTCTGTTTATTATGCCCCCGTACCAGTTGGTTTTGGTTATTATTCAGGATATACGTATGGTACAAAATATGTAATTCAAATTGATGCTTCAGGGGCAATAACAAATGTTCAAACTTGCCCTTAATGTCATCACAACTAATCATATCGGGGGAGACAGGAGGAACACCTCCTTATCAGTTTTATGTATGTGATGAATTCATGAATAATTGTTTTCTATTGGGTCAAACCGGTGGGACATTTAGTCTAAATACATTTTTTTCAAGTGCTAACGTCCTTTTAATTAAGGTTGTTGATAGTACAGGTTGCATCAACTTCAAATATGTTTATTGTCAAGGTGAAACATTCTATATATTGACAGAAACAGAACTTATAATAACCACAGAAAGTGGAGACAGACTTCTTTGGATATGTTAGTAACGATAACGGGTATAACAAGTGGAACAAGTCCTTACAACATTTATGTTTGTGATTCAAATAATACTGCTTGTTTTTTTGTAACAGGAGTCACATCAATACCACCTTCAGTTGTTTTTGATACCGATAGTTTTTTTCCTTATGCACCTGCGGTATATCTTAAAATTTTAGACGGCACTTTATGTGAGAAATTATATTTATTAGAATGTGGATTATATGCGTTCCAAGATGCGAATATTTTTATTTTCATGGATGGAGACATTAATGTGTTCCAATAACTATTTCGACAATATTTATAAAGTGATATGCCAACTTATAATAGACTAACCGATAGAACCTTAGCAACAGGTGTTACCCTTAATGATTTAATTCATATAGTAATAACAGGTGATACGTCACAAAATCCTGCGGGTTCATCATATAAAGCTACAATCCGACAATTAGCAAATATTATTACCGGAGCAACAGGGAGTTCGGGTAGTGCTGGAACTGCCGGTACATCAGGAACAAATGGAACAAGTGGAACTAGTGGGGTAGGAAGTGGTTTATATTTACCACTTTCAGGTGGAACAATTACAGGTAGCACTGCATATATGTATGTTAATCCTAATGAACTTGGAGGTAGGATTATAATATCTGGATTTACATCCTTACCAATTTATCAAGCATCAATATCACCTTATTTGACTTACCCTACTGCTTCAATGCAGATGGGGATGAGAAGTTGGGATAACGTATCTAATCCTGGTTATGGTAAAATAGGTGATGGTTTTATTTATGCAAGTAATGAAGCAAACGGTTTAAATATAATTAATAGACAGGGAACAGGAACCGAAGATTATATTAGATTTTATGCAGGACAAGACGCCAACGGCACAACTCCTGATATTCACATTCAAGGTTCAGGTTCAACAAGAGGAAATGTAGGTTTTGGAACCACAAACCCAACTGAAAAAGTGGATGTTAATGGTAAAACAAAAACTATTAATTTCCAAATGACATCGGGAGCGACTAACGGTTATGTTTTAACTTCAGATTCAAGTGGTAATGCAAGTTGGGCGCCAACAACAGGTGGAACAGGAACTAACGGTACTAGTGGAACATCAGGTTCTTCAGGACTGAATGGAACGTCAGGTTCAAGTGGTTCATCAGGTAGTTCAGGACTAAATGGAACATCAGGTTCTTCAGGTCTTAATGGGACTTCAGGTTCATCTGGTTTAAACGGAAGTAATGGTAGTTCAGGCTTAAACGGAACAAGTGGAACCTCAGGTTCAAGTGGTAGTTCAGGACTAAATGGTGAGTCGGGTTCAAGTGGAACATCGGGAAATTCAGGAACTTCAGGTGTAAGTGGTGTTGATGGTGCGTTAAGTGGACGTTGGTATTACAATTTACCGGGTCCTATTTCTGCAGGTGATTTTATAACTAATAGTCCTGTTTTATCTACTATTACCGCTATTAGAATATCTAAAACAGGTGCTACTATGAATGACTATACGACATTCTTAACTAAAATGGTAGCATCTAATGTATATATAACAATTACAAATGTTAATGATAATACCATTTTAGGTAGTTGGGATTTAACATCATCATCTGCTGATACCGATAATTTTATTTTCACTACAAATAATACATTAGTATCTAATGGTACTTTACAAGATAATAGAGAATATTCTATTAGTTTTTCGGTTATAGGTGCATCAGGTTCTTCAGGTAGTTCGGGTATTAATGGTACATCAGGTTCAAGTGGTTCTTCAGGAACATCTGGTTCAAGTGGTTCATCAGGAAGTTCAGGTTCATCAGGAAGTTCAGGAACTAGCGGAAGCTCAGGTTCAAGTGGAACTAGCGGAAGCTCAGGTTCTTCAGGAAGTTCAGGTTCAAGTGGTTCATCAGGAGTTTCGGGTACTTCAGGTTCATCAGGAACATCTGGTTCAAGTGGTTCTTCAGGTAGTTCAGGTTCCTCAGGAGTTTCAGGTACAAGTGGTTCATCAGGTTCATCAGGAAGTTCAGGTACTTCAGGTTCAAGTGGAACATCTGGTTCAAGTGGTTCTTCAGGTTCTAGTGGAAGTAGCGGAACATCTGGCTCAAGCGGTTCTTCGGGTACTAGTGGTAGCTCAGGTTCAAGTGGAACATCAGGTTCAAGTGGAACATCAGGTTCAAGTGGAACATCAGGGTCGAGCGGTTCTTCGGGAACTAGCGGAAGCTCAGGTACATCAGGGTCAAGTGGTTTATTAGTGTTATTAGGGTCCACAGATAATGGTTTAATAACACTAAACGGCACATCACCAAATGCTACGGTTGAATCTACATTAACATATGACGGGTCAACATTAAGATTGTTGTATCAATCTGGAGATGAAGGTGGCGAAATGTTAATGAGTAAACCGGTAACTAACTCTTCAATTTCGGGAACAGGTGTTAGTATTGATGTTTATCAAAATAGATATCGTATATTTGAACAAGGTGGGTCTGCTAGAGGTGCTTATATAGATATTACTGATTTAGATACTTCTGTTGGTGTTAATTTGGCGCCATGGAGATATTTGTATGTTACAAGGTTAACCACTAATCAAACAATTGGAAGTGGTACATGGGCCAATATCGACATTATATTTAATAACACTGTCACCTCAAAGGGAATTACTTATAACACAAGTACAGGTAGAGCGACTTTACCTCCTGGTGTATATAGAATTACCGCTCAACTTGCTTGGCAGGCGGCAGCAGTATACACGATTCAATTTTCTTGTTACGATAGCTCAAACAATCAATTGGGCCCTACTGTTGAAATGATACAATCAACAAACAGTACTAATAACATTTCAAATGGTTATTTAGATTTTATCTATACGGTAACTAATACGATTGATGTTAAGATTAAAACCACTAATAGTACAAATGCTTTAAGTGGTGAACAGATTAGGTCTGATTTGAACACTGCAATGATTATCCAACAAATAGGTTAAGTATTGTTTTTTTATGGTTATAACTTATCATAAAGAAAAAAACTTATGAAAATATTTGTTCAAATTGCGTCTTATAGAGACCCCGAACTTTTACCGACAATCAGAGACTGTATTTCAAAAGCAAAACATCCCGAAAATTTAACATTTGGAATTTGTTGGCAACGAGATGAAAATGAATCAATGGAAGAATTTGCAAATGACCCAAGATTCAAAATCTTAGATTACCATTGGTCAAAGAGTAAAGGATTGTGTTGGGCTCGTTCAGAAATCCAAAAATTATGGGAAGATGAAGAATACACACTTCAATTAGATTCACATCATAGATTTTTACAAGATTGGGATACCGAATTAATTGAAATGATAAAAATGACAGGTTCAGAAAAACCAATTATTACATCATATGCTGGTATGTATAGACCAAGCGATAATCAATTATTAAATGTTGAACCATATAAAATGGTTGCATCAAACTTCACACCAGGAGGAACAATTCTTTTTAGACCACATACAATTGAAAATTGGCAAAATTTAGATAAACCAATCCCTGCAAGATTTGTCAGCGGACATTTCTTTTTTACAATCGGAAAACATTGTGAAGAATACAAGTATGACCCGAACATTTATTTTGCTGGAGATGAAATTAGTTTAGCTATTCGTTCATTTACATTGGGTTATGATTTATTCCATCCACATAAAACTGTTGTGTGGCATGAATACACAAGAGAAGGTAGAACAAAACATTGGACAGACTTCAATAATGAAAATTTAAATACAGGTGTTGTTGAAAAACCTTGGTGGGAAATGGATAATGAATCTAAAAGAAGACTAAGACATATGTTACAAGAAGAAGATAACAACATTGACTTAGGTGAATATGGATTAGGAAATGTTAGAACACATAGAGATTATGAACTTTATGCCGGAATTAACTTTAAAGAAAGAAGATTACACGACGATACCATTAGTGGAATTAATCCACCTATTAATGATGAAACTGAATGGTATTTAAAACAAAAACAAGTTTTTGATTTAGAATTAGATATACCATATGCCGAAAACTTTAATTTTATTTATATAGGGATTGAAGATAAAGAAGGTACAGTTTTACATAGAGAAGATTTAAGAAATCACACACCAAAAGTAAAAATAAAAATTGAAGCATATGAAAAACCACATAAATGGGTTTATTGGGTTAATAACATAAACGGAGAGTGGGTTAATAGACAAGATATATTATTATGAATATAGGAGCATTTTACCAATCAGGACATAAGTTGGTTGCTTGTTATAAAGCATTAGAACAATTAAGAAAAGTTTATCCAAACATACCTGTTGCATTATATGAAGATGGGTCAACATTATTGGAACCTGTTGCCAAAAAATTTAATTGTGATTACACATGGATTGAACAACAAGGCATTAACCATCCACATTCAGGAAGAGTATTTGTAAAAGAGAACGGACAATTGGATTGGTTAAAAAGAATCTATGATGCTTGTACAACAACACTTAAAGATGTTGATTGGGTTATTCATTATGAAGATGATGTGTGGTGTAGATTTGAAATTACAAGACCACCAAAGTTTGACATATCAGGGGCAAACGGACCATTATATACGCCAGAACTTTATGAATATTTAAAAAACAAGTTTGGAGTTATTGATGACTCAAGACATAATTGGAGTCTTTTAGGTTCTTTAAAAAGTTATGGAGCATGTGGTGGAACAATATTTAATAGAGAAAAATTTATAGAAATATACAATAGATTAGATGAGGTGCCTTGGGATGAAATCTACAGGTTAGATTCAAGACCAATTGAATGGTGTGACGCTACACTTTCATTTTTATTTCAGTTTTTTGGGTATACAAGTGGTTTTTGGGAAGATTGGGCGCAATATGACACTAGAGATATCGGTAATTGGTGGGACAAGACAGGGTGGTCAATCCCTATGGAAGAACAACCAAACGTTGCTTTCATTCACGCTTACAAACATTTTTATAACTACCAACCAAATGAAATTGAGTTGGGATTATAAATAAAATAAACTTTTGATTATTTATATAAAAAGTTAATACCTGAATGGCAAATGTAGTTTTTAGTAGTTGTTGTTATAATTTTGTGTTTAGTGCCACGACTTTTCCAGTCACGGCTGCAACAAATACAGTTTATGTTATTACCGGTGATACAAATATCCCAAACGGGTGTTATAAAGTTGTAACAGGAGTTACCGCAAGTACAATATCAACAACGGTTACCGGAACCGCAACATCAGGTTCATCTTGTAATGACCCATCTTGTATTGCTTGCTGCTCAAGTACATTATGCATAAGTACTCCAACAACACTATATAGTGGTTATTCGGGAACTTATACAATAAAAGGGGGATATAATTCATATCCATATTGGACAGGAGGAACAACAAATACCGGATACATACATTATAATGGTATTAATTGGTGTTTAAGTAGTTCATTAGGTGGGACTTGTATATTCTTTGGTTCAAACCCAACTTTTTCACTTTGTCCTGATTTAGATGAGACGGTGATGTCTATTGGTACTTGTGTTCCAACACCAACACCAACTGACCCATGTGCGTCATTAGATTTTGATGTTTTATTGGAGTGTAATATTGCAACCCCAACCCCAACTCCGACACCTACACCGACTCCAACTCCAACACCGACTCCAACTCCAACTGCAAATATTTGTAGTGGATTCACTGCTGAAATATATTATCAGACTATAACTCCAACACCTACACCAACACCTACTCCAACACCTACTCCTACTCCAACAGTAACACCTTCTGCAGATACTGTTACTTTTATTGTAGATAATGGAAACTTTGTATGTTCAACAGTTAAAGAGTTAGTAGATTGTAATGATGGAACGGTATTCTATGTTAGTGGAGCATTATTATTAACTGGTACTACCGCAACAACGGTAACAACAACAGGAACAACAATTTATGGTGTTATAAATAATGACATCAGATGTGCTACCTACACAAGAGATATTAATGGTAGTGCAAATGCTACGGTTCAATATATTATTTCAGCATATACAGGAGCTTGTTCGGTATCGTGTGTTACACCAACACCTACAGCAACACCTACACCAACACCTACTCCAACACCAACACCTACTCCAACACCTACTCCAACATTTGCACCTGGAACTGTATTTGTATTCACATCTTGTACTACTAATAGTATGATTACACAGACAGCATATCCACCAACAAATGTTACGATTGGAAATGTATTGAAAACAACGTCAGGTGATTGTTACACTTATGTTGGAAATTATGTTGGATATGTTGCACCGTCAGGTTATGTAGTAGCAAACGTTAATCAGTTTACGGCAACTACCGCCACGACATACACAGATTGTATTGATTGTTTAACAGTGACAGCACAAACTTTAACTTATAACGCATGGAAAGGTACAGGAGGGTTCGCACTTAACTGTCCTAAATGTCAAATAACAGACTTTGGTAAAAAATTAACATTCTATACATCTAATTTGGTTAAAGAGATTGCGACAGATGTATATATATTCCAAGACTCATCATTAACTAAACCAATAGTTGAAGATTACGTTCAATACGGAAACCTTATTTATCGTGTAGATACAAGTGGAAAAATAACTCAATACTGTACAGTAAACGGAAATTGTAGATAATATGGCAATAGAAATAACAGTCGGCTCAATAGTATCAGGAACCTCACCATATAATGTATGGGTATGTGATAGTTGTAATTTAGGTGCGACGTGTCAATACATTAATACATTTTCAACAAGTGCATATACCTTTACTTTACCAACAGCTTATGAAAGTATCCCAAATTATGTGGTTAAAGTAATTGATGCAAACAATTGTTCATATTGTGTTTCACCACCAATAATTGGATGTAATATTTTTGTGGGATATTGGGATGGTAATAATTATTACAAATATAATTTGGTAAGTGATACGGAAGAAGGGCCACTGACCCTAAATTACACACCTATTGATGATAATAGTCCAATGGCTAATACGGACAACAAACTATGGTTTTTAAGTTCAACAGGAGTTACAGAATTAAATATTTCAATAACCCCTTTCACAAGTTCATTTAATAGACAAGTTGCGATAAATCTGAATCAAAATAAAGAAATATTTGCAATAGATAATAATAATCTTGTAGTGGTTGCAACAAACACAGGAACGTCTAAAACTTTTATTTATAATTCGGTTATTACGGGAACAACAGCATCTACCACAAATTTATTGGAAATTGTTGGTTCATTATCAGGAGACCCATTTATTAGGGATATGAAACTTTCAACCCAAAATAAGATAATGGTTATTGGTACAAAAACCGGGTCAACTTATTTACAACAATATAATTATGTTTCAGGAGGAACTTTAGAAGTTGAAATAAACTTATCGGGAATTACAAATGTTGGGTCATTTGTCGAGGTTAATGACCAATTTTATATTTTAAATAATTCAAATCAAATATACCAAATAGGATTAACACCACCATATTTAATAACATATGAAGACACATCAACAACACCGATTGGTTTTGGAAGAACATCACAAAAATATGGTTGCATAACACAAAAATTTGAAGCATAATGGGACAGTTGAGTGGTAATAGTTGTAATATAATAACTTTGTTTCCTTTGGGGGTTGAATGTAATTCTGTTAATAGTTCTACACCTGAAACTTCAAATGGTTTAATATCATTATACATAACAGGTGGAACCGCACCATATAACGTAACTTGGAACAATGGTGGACAAGGAACATTATTAACTAATTTATCACCGGGTAATTACACAGCAACGGTTGTTGATTATTATGGTGATTTTAGTGCAACAACAACATGTGTTGTTAGTTATGATAGTTTTTATTTAGAGAAATTCCAAGATTGTTCTAATTCTAATTCATTTGTTTATTATTTGGCTGACATTTACAACCCATTCTCAGCTGGTACCGTTTATGGTTTATCAACACAAGTAGGTTGTTGGACAAGTAGTGGAACAACACTTTATACGGGTCAAACGTATATTAATAATTTTGCATCCGTATCATCTGGACCATTCACAGGTTGTACACAATGTTTACCACCACCAGCACCTGTACCTGTGATACCAAGTGGACTTTGTTTAAATCAAACTGTTAACACAACTTCAACATTAATTAATTTTTATTCTGCAGGAACACTTAATGGTTATATGACTTGGACAAGTGCAACACCAAGTTATAAAATCTATTATAATAGTGGGACGACTAAATGGATTTTGAGTGGGTATACTAATGGTTCGGTGTTCAAACAATCACCATTATCACCACCAACAGGAAATTGGACGGTAACGGGACCAAACGCCTTTACTACGACTATGTTTGTAAGTAGTGGTTCTTGTTCTTCGGCGGTGTTAAAACTAAAATTAAATGCAACTAACCCATTATGTTCTACACAAAGTAACGGTTCTATTATTGTAACGGGAAGCGGAGGAGTAGGTCCTTATACATATTCTTTGGATGGTGTAAATTACCAAGTGTCTAATATATTTGCGGGATTAGGTGTCGGAACATATACTGTATATATTAAAGATTCCGTTGGAACAACAAATTCATCATCACAAGCATTAACGCCACAACAGAGTGTTCAAAACTATGTAGTTAGTTTGAATTTAAATGAAGGGATGCAACAAACATATGGGACAGCTACAAGTAGAACAACAACTTGGTCTATTAGTGTTTCACCTTCATTACCTACAGGTGCGACTGTTAATATGAAAGTTACATTTAATGTTAATTATACTGCAAATACTGCATCGGCAACAATAAAACCAACAATAACAAATTCAATAACGGCAAATACAACACCAAACGCTACAGTTACCCCATTATCAAGTTCGGTTATAACAGGTACTAGTACCCCAAGACCGGGTTGTACGGGAGGATTTGTTAATACAAGTGCTCAAACAATATCATACAATGTCCAATTAACTAATAACGGAGTTGCGTCAGGAACAATAGTTCAATATGTTAACACACCATGTGTAAGTGGAGGATTATGTGCCTTGAATGGATTTATAGTTGATAGTGTTTCAATTCAGAATATTGGACTTACACCAAATACGTGTACATTCATAAATAAAAATGTTACACCACAAAAAACCCAAATAAATAAAACAGGAACTATATGTCCAGCATCACCATCAGCGTAGAAAAATAAAAAAAAGATATTTATAAAATATGTCATACATAATCAAGGATACCGCAGCTTTAATTAACACTCTTGTAACTGATGCAGGAAGAAAAAAAATATCGCAAGGTAAATTCGATATTTCATATTTCCAAATTGGTGATAGTGAAGTTTGTTATAACTGTATTAACGGTGCAAATTTAGTTAGTGGTAATGTTTTAATGCCACAATATAATACACAAAACTTAGCTCCGGTACCACAGAAAAATAGAATGGAAATAAAATATCCAATCTATTTGGACTCTACATCAGGTAGTACTTATGGTATTCCATTTGACGCATCTTACATTGATAGTGTATATAATAGTGCCGCTCCGAGAGGATTTTTTAGTGGCTCAACAGGCACACCGTACACATATAGTGCATATACAACCTCAGCATATACAATAAATCCTAATTTTGTTGCACGATTAAGTGGTATTACTTCAGGAACCGTTTTAACTATATCAGGAACATCAATTAACCCTTCTGTTTCAGGAACGGTTACACCTGGTATGTTTATGACATTGTTTAGTAATGGTAGTATATCACCAATTCAAAATGCAGGGCCTATGTTTACCTATCTTGTGGTTGGTGTGACAGGGAACACGGCGACGGGTGGAACTATTACAATACAAGTAGACAGACAATTACCTAATTTTGGTACCATGGGTCTTACAGGTTTATCACAAACCTTATTCTACCCAAGTGGTATGACAGTAATTTATGATACCACAACACCAGCACCTTATTGGGAAAATGACGTAATTAATTTTGAAACAAATTGTGACGTATCACAAAGAGATGTTAATGTTTGGAACATGAACATTCCATGGACTGAGTCACCAGCGGGTGTATTCAGTAACGCAAATCAAGATTATAATCTTTATAAATCTACAGGATACACAGGTTCAAAAGAATATTTTGGATATCAAACAAACAGTGGACAAGTAGATACTGACTCAACATATTACTACAATTCTTTTGCTGAAAAGATTAATCTTTCACCTTCAGACCAAAAATCTATAGCAATTGTTCACTATACAAATCAGGCAATAGATAATTTCTATGGTGAAAAATTCGCACAAGAAGAATATGATGCTAACGACCCAGGTGGGACAGGACAAGCAAGAAACTTTAGATTAAGTATTCCTTGGTTGATGTGGCACAAAAACTCAGGCGGAACAATCGGAGAAGAGTTTTATACAGACCCCGCTGGTTTTGACAGCTTAGGTTTATTTGAACCACACTACATTCAATCTAAAAAAGACCCTAACTTTAATGACCCCGGTTTAAGATATTATCATTTATGGGACACAAGACCAAACACAAATGGATATCCTAATAGAGTTGGTAAAGTTTTTCCTGATTATAAAATGATTATATTTGATGATGATGAAATAGTTGCGGCATTAAATTATAAATCTAATAGAAACTGGACATTACCGGCACCAAAATTAGGTTTAGTAACACCAAATACATTCAGTGGTGTTTTAGGTGGAACGACAGGTCTTTTGACAGGTAGTTCTGAAACTTTACATTTAACGTATATATTTTCAAATTCCGCTTTTACAAATTCATTACATTGTAATTACTACACAACCATAACAGGTAATGACCAAAGTTTATTACCGGGAGCGTCGGATGTAATCATTAGATTTGGTAATGAGTTCCCGTTCTTAAAAAACACATATTCAACACCAAGTGGGTTTACTGCAAATAGACTAAAGTTAATTGCTCAAAAAGTACCGAGCGGAACAACAAGACCTTCAGCTACATCGTGGAAAGAAATTGACATCACAGGTCAATTATCAGCATCAACCATAGGTGGTAGAATTACCGCTTCAGGTATGACAGGTACTACATTACAACTTACAAATGCAATGTATAACTCAGCATCCGCATATAATTTAAATAACTATATTAATCTACCTGCAGTTGGTAATACAGGATTAACTTTAAACTTTGGTGGTGAATACTTTTTCTTTGGTAGTATTAGAACGGACATTCAAGCGACAATTTATGTAATGAACTTCTTATGTAATCTTGGACAAACACAATTCTTTGATTCATCCAACCCAACATGGACAGGTACAAACCCACATGTGACAGAAATTGGACTTTACAATGCGGACAAAGAACTTATGGTTATATCGAAGATACAATCACCCGAAAAACGACAAGGGATTCAACAGTATCCAATTAAATTAGATTTTTAATCTTTTATGGCTGAAAAACATGATTTAAAGAACTCACCGAAAGTTCTTGGTTTAGACATTTCCACAAAAACAATTGGGTGGAGTCTATTCGATATTCAAACACAACAATTATTAGAATTAACACATTTCTCACCTGTTATAAAACCAAAACCTGAGGATAAGATTGAAGAATTACTTATGAAAGTAATTGGTTTTGAAGAAAAACTAAGAGGATATCAAAATTTAGGTATTGCAAAAGTTGTGATTGAAGAACCGTTATTAAACTCAAATAATGTTTGGACGGTAGGAACACTTTTGAGATATAACTCGATGATTACTAAATCAATCTATGATATCTTGGGAATTGTGCCAAACTATATCTCAACATACAACTCAAGAAAATTTGCTTGGCCTGATTTAATTCAAAAAAATGATAAGGACAAATACGTTTTATTTGGGGGACTACCAAAAGACGTAGATAAAAAAGAACTTATTTGGAAAAGAGTATCTGACAAAGAACCTCAAATTACATGGCATTATACCAAAAATAATACACTAAAGAAAGAATGTTTTGATATGGCAGATTCTTATACTTGTGTTCTTGGATATATGAAACAAGAAAAAATTTGGTAATGTTTGTTTTTTTTTATTTATTAAGGTATTTATAGTAAAAATAATAAATTAATTTAAATTTTATAAAAATGGGTAGAATAATAAGATTAACTGAATCTGATTTAGCAAGGATTGTTAAAAGAGTGATTTCAGAACAAGACGAGTATGGCGATTTAGCTAAAACTCCTGGCCAATTAAGAAGAGACATACGACAAGACGCAAGACAAGATATAAGAAATATCAATCAGAGTGCAAGAGATGTACGTCAAGCGGAAAGACAAGCAAATCAAGACCAACGTCAAGCGGATAGACAAGCAAATCAAGACCAACGTCAAAAAGAAAGAATGGAGAATCAAGCAAAAAGAGAGCTAGCTAGAACTCAAAGACAAGCTGAAAGATTGGCTAACAAACAAGAAAGAGTTAATAAAAGAAATATGGCTGAAATGAGAGACACTTTAGCAGATTTAGAAAATATGGTTAAACTTTATGGTACTTCTGAAACATTTAAGCCTTTATTACCAAAATATACTGCGGCAATCGAAGCATTGAAAAAAGGATTAATGTCTCCTGAGCAATAATACTAAATCTATTAATTAATATAATTTTTTTTATTTAGTATTTTTACCCAAAAAAATAATATCAAACCCACCCCATAAAGGTGGGTTTTTTTGTTGATTGACAATTCATATAAAATTCTTATCTTTTATATGTGGAAGCAGAAGAGTTAATCATAGACCTTATTGGTAATATTTTTGGTGAGCCAAAGATGATAAATGAAATCAGAGGACAAATCTCGGTTGATTGTCCTGTGTGCTCATACACCATTAAAGGACTTGATAAATTAGACGGAAAAGGAAATCTTGAAATCAACTACCAACAACACGTTTACAAGTGTTGGGCTTGTGCAGAAACACATGGGACTCATGGGCATTTAGGAAAACTTATAGATAAGTTTGGCTCCAAAAAAGATAAGAAAATCTATAAGTTAATCAGACCTGATGAGTTTGAAAAGAAAGAAAAGGTTTACAAGAAACTTGAACTACCAAAAGAATACAAAAAGTTTGACGAGATACATCCACTTCATATTCCAAGAAAAGAAGCACTTAACTATTTGAAAAAAAGAGGTATCACTGATGAGATTATTGAAAAGTATCAAATTGGTTTATGTTTAGAAGGTGAATACGCTGGTAGAATTATTGTCCCATCTTTTGATAAAAAAGGTGAATTAAACTTTTTTGTATCAAGGTCATGGAACCCACGAAGTAAATTAAAATATAAAAACCCTGAAGCATCAAAAGACTTTTTAATTTTCAATGAGAGTTTAATTGATTGGAAAAAAGACATATACCTTGTTGAAGGAGTTTTTGATAGTTTCTTCTTGGACAATTCAATTTGTTTATTAGGTAAGTTTTTAACAGATAACCTTTGGGAAAAACTATATTCAAAGGCAAAGAAAAATATTATAGTTTGTTTAGATGGTGATGCTTATACTGATGCTAAAAACCTATATGACAAACTAAACGGAGGCGCTTTATACAACAGAGTTAAGTTAATAAAGTTACCAAAAGATAAAGATGTATGTGACCTTAAAGGTGACATTGAAAATTATTATGTAGAATTTAAATGATAGATTTAAAAGAAGTTGCAAAAGAAATACGAGATATAATATCCGAAAAACAAAAAGAGTTTCAATTAACTTTTGAGGAAGATAAACACAAATACACCATGTTAGATGTGAATGGTGTTGTAAGAGACGATTTTCCATCTGTATCGAAAGTAATGAAATTGTTTTATGATGAGTTTCCTGCTGAGGATGTTGCAAGAAAATTGGCTAAAGGTAGTCCATATTTAATGCACACTTATTTAGAAGAGTGGAAACAATCAGGTATAGTTTCAACAAATATGGGTAGTAGGGTACACTATGAACTTGAATTAGAAACGATTAACAAATTCAAAATAGATAAAGAGGTTCGACAACCATTGTTTGAATGCGATTTAGAACTTACTATGAAAGGTGATAGAATGATAAAAGCCGGTAAAAAGTTTTTGTCACTCATGGAAGAACGAGGAGCTGTTTTACTTGATACGGAGATTGTTTTAGGTCACCCTGAACTTGGTTATACCGGTCAGCCCGATAAAGTTTGGTTAATGTTTAATAAACAAAAAACTGGGTTTGGTATTGTAATTACGGATTGGAAAACAAACAAGGAAAAAAACATGGAGGTAAATGACTACACAAAACCAATGAAAAAACCTTTTGAAAAACTCCCAAACAATGCCCTTGGTCACTACAACACACAATTACCTTTTTATGGTAAGTTATTATTAAAAATGTTAGAAGGGACCAAGTATGGAAATATTCCTTTAATGGGTGGAGTTATTGTCCACCTGAATGAAAACTTAGAATTCAAAGAATACCGTATACCAAGGGATGTTGTTGATACAATCTTGAATATGGATATGTCTAAGTATTTGACTAAATTAAACTAATAAATTATATTGTATTATGCAACTAACAATTACACCTACATGGGTAACAACAACAAGTTGGGACCAATTATTACCGATTAAAATAAATGTAAATTATATAATAAAATGAGCGAAGATATTATCCAACCAAGAATCAATCTAAAAGAACAACCGACCATTGTTTGCGGTGATTGTGGTGGTTTGTACTTCAAAGAAGTTACTATGTTAAAAAAAGTATCAAAAATTTTAACAGGGACATCTGAAGATACGATTGTACCATTTCCAACTTACATGTGTAATAAATGTGGATTTGTGAATGAGGAATTCCAATTATTTGATAACTAATGGAAATAGGTAAGATGACAATAAGTGAAGCGTACCCATATTTAAAAACTGTGGCACTCGCTTATGGATTAAAATTAAACAGAACAAAAGATTTTAAATTTGCAAGAATTATTTTGGCAAACCTTTATAGTAGAGAATTAGTATGACACACAAAGAATTTTATATTTGGTTAGAAGGTTACCTATATGGTAAACTTGAAAATAAACATATTGACATCACGCCAATAGTTGAAAAAATGGATTTGGTTAAAGAAGATAGTAGAATCGGTATTGCAGAACCATTCAGAGTTCCAATGCCAATCAACCCTTTCCCAAATGACTCAGACCCATATAGACCACCATACGAAGTATATTGCGGAGACAAAACACAATTAAATGATTAAGAAACTAATACACTTTTCAGACTTACATATCCGTCTTTTTAAAGACCACGATTTGTATAAATCTATTTTGGAAACGGCAATAGAGCAGTGGAAAGAATTAAATCCTGATAGGATTGTATTCACTGGTGACCTTGTTCATTCTAAAAATCAAATGACACCCGAACTTATTGAGATGGTTAGATGGTTATTGACTGAATGTTCTAGTATTGCAAAAACAATTATCATTCCTGGTAACCACGACTTTTTGGTAAATAACACAGAAAGATTGGATGCACTTTCACCTATCATTAGTTCACTTAATAGTGATAACATTTCTTACTATAAAGATAGGGGTGTATATGAAGACAAGAACATTAGTTGGTGCGTTTATTCACAATATCAAGGAAACATTCCACCTGATTTAACTGAATCAAAGGGAAGACGAATTGGATTATTTCACGGACCAATCCAAGGAATGAAAACTGACTTAGGGTTTGACTTTGGTGAAGAGGCTTATGATGTTGAAAAGTTTGATGGGCTTGAAACTGTGTTATGTGGTGATATTCATAAACGACAAGAGTTTAAATTCAAAACAGGTAAGGGTTATATGATTGGAAGTCCTATACAACAAAACATTGGTGAAAGTATTGGTCGACATGGTTATGGAATCTATGATGTTGAAAGTAAGGACTATACTTATGTTGATTTAGATAACCCAAAACCATTTTTGAAGTTCTCTATAAAATCATTTGAAGATATTGAAAGTGGAACAGAAAAACTCCAAAATATATAATAAGGAAACAATGCAGACGTTGTCTGCATATTGTTCTGCAAATAACATTGATGATATTGATGAGTTTATCTATAAATGTTTCAAACAGGGATTTGATATAAAGAAGTATGGTCTTTTGGGAAAAACACTTAATGAAGGTGAAAAAGACTTAAAAACGGGTGGGATTGAAGAAAAACAGGTGGAAATTGAGGTAATTCGAGAAATACGGGTGGAAGTACCGGTTGAAGTTATCAAAGAGGTTGAGAAAATAGTTGAGGTTCCTGTTGATAGAGTTGTTGAAGTTATTAAGGAAGTACCGGTTGAAAAAGTGGTAATACAAGAGATTATTAAGGAGGTCCCTGTTGAAAGAGTGGTTGAGAAAATAATTCAAACATCTGATGATACACAGATAAATGAACTCTTGTCAAAAATAGACCAGTTAAACGGAGAAATTTCCATTAAGTGTCTTGAAATTGACAACATTAGACAAGAATTTTCCACTAAAACGGAAGAAATGGAAAATATCTTCCAAGATAAAATGTCTAAAAAGGATGTAGAGTTAGACGAACTTAGACGTAATTTAGACATTCCTGTAACAAATGATAAGTTAAATATGTTACAACAAACTATTCAAAACTTGAATTCTGAGATAAGGGATTTGAAAAAGAAAAATGAAGAATTAGAAAAAAAACTGTTAGAGCAACCAAAAGAAAGTGACTTTACAAGAGCTCGTTTTCATGGAAGTTCTAACCTAAACAATGGATTATATAAATAACTATGAATCTTTTAATTTGGGCAGTCGTAGCCTATGGAATGACGACAATTTTAGTGTATGGGTCTATATTCAATGGACTAAGAAATGGAATTCATAAATGGGGTAGAAACAATAACGCACCACTCAACTTCTTAGGTAAGTTCTTATCTGGATTGATATCGTGTGTGATGTGTACTTCAACGTGGGTTGGATTCTTTTTATCGTTAGCTTACTTTTCACCTAACGTTGAAATAATTGGACTTAATAAAATAATTTCAGTATTCTTTGATGGTATGTTAGCCGCAGGTTTTGTATGGGGTATTAACGGTATAATCGAATGGTTTGAAGAAAATAGACCGAGTAATAAATAATGATTAATAAAATAAAAATGCCAAAGTTAATTAGAAAAGAAAGAAATGTGGTATATGAATACTACGAAGTTGAGATTACCGATGAACAGGCTGAACAATTCAGAAATGACGATGATACCTTTATGGATGAAATCTATAATGATAGATTACCATTTTCGGAAATGTCAGTTGTCGATGGGTCTAGTAGAATGGTGTATTACATAGATGGTGACGATGAACCAATCATGGATTAAAATAAACTAAAACAAATAATAAAAAATGGGAAAAGCAGCAAAAGAACACCGACTAAAAGTTTTGAAAAGAAATCGCAACATGCAACATCAAAAAAACAAGATTTCAAAAGAATGGAATGAAGCGATGAAAGAACAAATGGATAAACTAAAAGAAGAGTTTGCAAAAATGTCAGCAGAAACTGAAAATAATATAACGGTAGAAAACACAGATGAAGTTGAAACAACAAACGAGGAACAACAATCAACTGAACCTGTTTCAGCCAACTAAACCATATAATTACGATATAATGTCAAAAGACCTTGATTTTTCAAAGTTCATAAATCCGATTATTCAAGTTGTTTGGGAAGATTTGCCTGAAAACTTTACACAAGACAAAATTAAAAGTGTTAAACATTACTTTTCTAAAAAGTATAACACAACTAACGTCAATGTATTAACGAAGGCTAAAATCACAAACACAGATGAGGTTCAAACGGTAGACGTATCAGTTAATATAACTGATGCAAACTACCAGTTGGGTTTAATGAAACAATATTTGGAAGGTAAAGGTCTTACAGGTCATACCGATGAAATCCTTTCAATTAACAGAATAGTTGAAAACAAGATTTTAGAAAAACACGAAGAAACTACACAATTCAAAAAGTGGTATATCAAAAACATTGAGTTCTCAAACTTCTTGTCTTATGGTGAAAATCAAAGATTGGATTTTGAAAAACTTAATGGTATCGTCGTTGTTGAATCCGACCCACCAAACTTTGGAGGTAAGACGGTTTTATCGGTAGACCTTTTGATGTTTTTGTTCTTCAACGAAACAACCAAAACATCAAAGGCTGAAGAAATATTCAACCGATTTACAGATAAAGATAAAGTATATGTAAAAGGTGAAGTATCAATTGACGGTGAAGATTACATCATCGTTAGAAGTATTGAAAGAAAGTTATCCAAGAAAAACGAATGGAACGTAAAAACAGAATTGGACTTCTTTAAAAAACTATCAGATGGTAGTTTACAAAACTTTACTGGCGAACAAAGACGTGAAACTGAAGCGTTTATCAAAACTTCTATTGGTACTAAAGAAGACTTCTTAATGACCATTCTTACGACCGCATCAAACCTTGAAGAATTGTTGGAAGCAAAACCAACCGCTCGTGGTCAAGTGTTATCAAGATTTATGGGATTAGAGTTTTTGAAAAGAAAAGAAGAAGTCGCAAAAGAAGTGTACGGGGACTTTTCAAAATCAAAGATGTCTAATGTGTATTCTTCACAACAACTTAAAGACAACAACGAAGAGTTAAAAAATACAATTTCTGACAATTTGAAAAAAATTGAAGAAGTTAAAATTGAGTTGAAAGATATTGATGAGAAAATCAAAAAAGGAAAAGAGTATCGGGATGATATGTTAAAGAAGAAACATTCTGATATTGACCAAGAAATATCTGTATTGAATCCTGAAAAAACACAAGAAGAAATCAATACAATCAACTATGAAAAAAGTACATTCATATCTAAAATTAATGAACTTAAAGTAGTTGAACCATCACAGTTTTATCATGAAGAAACACATGATAAAGTTAAAGAAGAGATAAATGTTCTTTATAAAGAGATTGTTAAGATTGATACTGAAATCTCATCAATCAACAAATTGAAGTCTTCTGTTGAAGGTGGAATCAAATGTGAACATTGTGGAATTGAGTTAATGAATGCTGCAATCACAAATGCCAAAATTGCAGAACTTGATGGTTATATCCAACACAAAACCACAAATGAAGCGGCTATGACGGTTTTAACCCGCACAGAAGAAGGGTTCGTACAACTTAAAAAAGAATTTGATGAGTATGAAAAAAACAAACTAATCAAAGAAAAATATGAGTTGTCAGTTGAGAGTTGTGATTTGAAAGTTGAAAGTTTAAATTCAAAACTTAAAAGATACACCGAACTACAAGATAAGATTAAAGACAATCAACAAATCGAAACAATGTTGATTAAAGCTGATATGAGATTGGAGGAACTTGAAAGTCAAAAGACATCAAAAAAATCTGAAATCACAACACTT